GAACATCTGGCTTGCTTGGCACACAATTCCAGCCACAACCTATCAATCTTGCTAGTTTATTAGGACAAGACAATGGCAGATCAATTTAATCTCAATCAGTTACTTGGCGGTGGATTACCGGCAGGACTATTAAGCCCAGAGCAAGAAGCCGCAGCACAGCAACGCGCTCAAGCGGCGGGTCTGCTGAACTTTGCCTTTGGAGCCTTGCAAGCATCTCGCGGTGCGCCGGGTCAGGGTAGACCTAGCCTTGGGCAGATCATTGGTCAGGCTGGCCCAGTAGGAGTGGCGGGTTATCAACAGTCGTTTGAAGATACCCTAAAGCGCAGTTTGCAGGGGATGCAGATTGCTGAAATGCGTCGCAAACAAGAAGAGTCACAGCAACTTCGATCATTGTTGCCACAAGTTTTTCAAGTCACACGAACCCCAGAAAAGCGAGAGGTTTTTGCAACAGAAACTGGTGACTATGAAAGGGTGACTCCGGGCGGTGTTAGCGGAGTCAGAATTGACCCAGCAAAATTACAAGCACTTATGATGATTCCGGGTGGAGCAGAAGCTGTTAGGGGTTTAGCAGAAACTCAAAAACTTGTGCGGCAGGCCGGTCTTGGTGTTGGTGGCGCAGAAATGACAAGTCCGTTTGCGCCTTATATGTCTGCACAAAGCCCAGAAGTTCGCAGGCTTGCTGAAACTTATGATCGGGGTTTTAAAACTGGAACAATTGATGAAGAAACAGCTTTCAAAAGAATAGAATCTTTGGGTAGATTAGAAGATACATTTGTCAGCCGTGAACAAGCTAGAGTAGATCGTGAATTTACAAGAGAGCAATCTAGATTAGATCGTGAATTAGCCCGTGAACAAGGAAGAGTAGAACGAGAATCTGCAAGAGAAGAAAAACGGTTGCAAGGAACTGAGGGGCAAAATTTATCCTCTGGATTTGCAAATCGTATGGTTGCTTCAAATGCCATTACTGACCAATTAGAAGAATTACAAGCAGAAGGTAAAGCTCAAGTATTTCCAACAAAAACAACGTCAACCGCCGCCGGGGTTCCTTTTGTTGGAGGGTTTTTGCAACGAAAAACAATGTCTCCAGAGCAACAACAGTATAAACAAGCCGCAGACAATTGGATTCGAGCAAATCTTCGTAAAGAATCTGGTGCGGCAATTCCACCAGACGAGATGCAGTTAGAATATGAAACTTACTTCCCTGTTGTTGGCGATGAGCCAGCAGTAATTGAACAGAAAAAAGAAGCAAGGCGCATAACTACTGAGGCAATGATTAAAAATGCCGGGCCGGTTTATAAACCTCAAGATGTAACTACATTGCCAACAATTAGACAAATTCGCACTAAATTCCAATTAGAAAGCGGACGATAATGGCTAAAAGCACCGAGCGCATAGAGCGCACATTGAGAAATATGAACCGATTGGTAGAGGGTGGTGCGTCCCCTCAAGAAACAACTGTTTATCTAAAAAGCGAAGGATTTACACCTAAAACTTTTTCTGAAACAGTAGAAAAATATAATCGGTCTCAAGGTGTAATTGCTGATTTTGGTATGGTGAGATCGGCATTACAAGGTTTGACATTTGGGTTTTCAGATGAAGCCGAGGCTGCAATTAAAGCGCTTATTGGTCGTGGATCTTATGAGCAAAACTTAAACGCAATTAACCTTGCCAAACAAGAGTTTGAACAACAAGCTCCCGGTACTGCAATTAGCGCAGAAATCGCTGGTTCTTTACCCTACATGGCTCTTGGTGGTCTTGGTGCTGTTCGTGGTGCTCAGCGCCTAGCAACAGCCGCTCCGCGAGTTGCTCAGGCTGTATCTACACCCGCTGGTCGTGCAGCTACGGCAGTTGGTGGCGCAACGGCTATTGGAGCTGGGTCTGCCGGTATTACTGGCGCTGGTCAGGCTATGCCGGACTTCCGTATGGCTGGAGCATTAGAAGCCGCACCAGTTGGCGCAGCATTTGGACTAGGCGGTACAACTGCTGCGCGTGTATTACCAAAGATTCCCGGTGTTCAACAAACTGTTGGAGCCGCTCGTAGGGCAATTGGCCTTGGTGGGACATTTGCAGAACGCGCAGACCAAAAACTATTGCAAGCGCTTCAACGCGATGGCGTATCTCCGGCAGATGCAATAGCACGACTACAGGCGATTAAAGCCTCAAACTATAAGCCAGAGACAATTATAGAACTCGGTGGTGAAAACACCCGCCGTCTTGCTGATGTTGTAGCGCAATATCCCGGCGCGTCTCAAGTTGCCCGTGAGATGGTAGAAGAGCGTGGGGCCGGTGCTGGACAGCGAATTACCCAAGATTTTCGTCAGGCATTTCAGGTCAATGCAGATGCAATGGATTTGGCAGACCAAATAATTAAACAACGTGATGCTATTGCTGCTCCGTTGTATCAAAAAGCCTACCAAGAAGGTGGCGTAATTTCTGACGAGCGGTTTAATAAGTTTTTTAAGATTCCGCAGTTTCAAGAGGCTTACGGAACCGCCAGACGTCTGGCTGCATTAGATGGAATTGAACTACCAAAAGATATAAAAGAAATTGATAAGGTTGGCGGTTTTGATCTTATGACACTAGATTACATTAAGCGCGGTCTTGATGATGTGCTGTATGTCAAATCGTCTCCGTTAGCTGGCGTTGGAAAAACTGAGATTGGCAAACTTAAAGAACGCAGAAATGAATTTGTAAACTTAATAGATGAAGTTGGTCCTCCGTCTTATAAAGAGGCTCGTGCGGCGTTTGCTGGCCCAACAGAAGTGAGAGACGCAATTGAGCAGGGTCAAAAATTTGCTCGGGTTGATCCACGGCAATTGCAAAAAACTTTTGATAACTTATCTCCAACAGAGCAAGAGGGTTTCAAAGTTGGCGTGTACGATGCTATTCGCACCAATATAAACAAAGGTGCTGACGGCGCTGATTTGTTACGAAAAGTATGGAGAGACCCATATACAAGACAACAGATTAGCGTGTTTCTTGGCAATGACACATTTAGAGATTTATCTGAGCAATTGCTACGGGAAAAAGTGATTCGCCAGACAGATGTAAAACTTATGGGTGGTTCAGCAACGCAGCCAAGAACATTAGCCCAACGTGAGTTTGAAGGTGCTGATGAACTTGTCCCAATGGTTGCCCAACAGGGCCTTGGCGGTGTGAGGCAATATCTTATGAGAAGTATGACAGGACCGGGTCAACCAACGGCAGAAGCTCTTGCTCCAACATTGTTTAGCACAGACATTGGTCGACAAATTTCAGATTTAACAAGGCTTCAACAATTAGATGAATTATTGCGCCAACGAGCCGCAGCAACAGGTGTTGTGGGTGGTTTTGGAGCAGGAACAGCAACAGGTCTTTTAGGAGAATAACGTGCCCAAAGTAAAAATCAGCGACTACTCGCAAACCGCCGCGAGTAACACCGATATCAACAGCATCAACCTTGCAGAAGGTATGCTGCCTTCGGATGTAAATAATGCCATCCGTGAGCTGATGAAGCAGCTCAAAGACTTCCAAGTAGGGTCTGCTGGAGACTCCGTGACCGTGGGTGGGTCTTTGATTGCGGTGGGTACGGCAACGCTCAAGGGATTGACTTACCCGACCTCAGACGGTACGAACGGCCAGTTCCTAAAGACCAATGGCTCTGGAACCCTGTCATTTGCTACGGGTGCTACTGGGGATGTAACCACCACCGGAACCCAGACCCTGACCAACAAGACCCTGACAGACCCGGCAATCATCGGCGCAATCGCTGAAGACGTATACACCATCTCTGATGGCGCTGCATTTGAGATCGACCCCGGTAACGGTACTATCCAACTCATCACCTTGGGTGCAAGTCGTACTCCCAAGGCTACGAACTTCGCTGCTGGTGAGTCTGTAACGCTGATGGTCGATGATGGTACTGCCTACACGCTTACTTGGACAGACTCAACCTTTGGTGGCTCTGGTGTGGTGTGGAAGACCAACGGTGGTGTTGCACCGACTCTGAATACCTCTGGTTATACAGTAATCACCCTGTGGAAAGTATCTACACAGGTCTATGGCGCTCGTGTTGGTGACGCTTAAGGAACTACTATGCTCGCAAGAAAAGCATTAGCCGGTACTGCTGGCGCCCCTAAAGAGTATGTTGAAGACGTATTTTCAACGTATCTTTACACAGGTAGCGGCGCAACCAAAACAATTACTAATGACATTGACCTGTCTGGTGAAGGCGGGATGGTTTGGATTAAAGCCAGATCCACCACTTATATTCATTGTTTATATGATACAGAGAGAGGGGCGTTAAATACACTAACATCAAACACTACTGATGCGTCTATATCAGAATCAGGCTCATTAACTGCTTTTAATGCCGACGGCTTTACTCTTGGAAGTTTTTCTCAAGTAAACCATAGTTCAAGTCCAACCTATGTTGCATGGACATTTAGACAAGCAAAGAAGTTCTTTGATGTAGTTACTTATACTGGTAATGGCTCTGCTCCTCGCAATATCAGCCACAATCTTGACTCCAGCCCCGGCTTTATCATTATCAAGCGCACCAACAGCACAGGCGATTGGTGGTGCTGGCATCGTTCGACAACAACCGCAAACGCCAACCTATATCTGAACTACACAGACGCTGCTGACAGCGGGGCAAACCCGATGATCAGCGCAGTTAGTAGCACTAACTTTACTCTGGCTACTAACCAAAATGCGACGATGAATATAAATGGGGCAACCTACGTTGCCTACCTATTCGCCCATGACGCAGGTGGCTTTGGTGATGCTGGCTCTGATAGCATTATTAAGTGTGGCTCTTATACGATTCCTAATGGGCCACTTAATGTAAATTTAGGTTGGGAGCCTCAGTTTCTTCTTATTAAAAGAACAGATGCAACTGCTGATTGGTACATTATGGACAATATGAGGGGCTTTACTGTAGCGGATAACCCCGTCACTTTAATACCTAATAGTTCTGATGCTGAAGGTGGGTTAGCTAAATACAGAATAACAAATACTGGTTTTGGTGGTGCTTTTGATTCTGGAGACAGCGGAACATTTGTCTACATCGCCATTCGCCGTGGGCCGATGAAGACTCCTACGACTGGGACGAGTGTGTTTAGTCCTACTGTTTACACAGGCACTAACGCAGACAATCGCTTAATTAACACAACGATTGCTCCTGACATGGTGATGATTCGCCAGCGTAATGACACAGTTGTTCCCGGTCTGTATGTTGGTGCTCGGTTGACTGGTCAGGAGTTTATGATTACTGGTTCCACCGATGCTGGCGCAACAGATGCAAACTCGTTTGATGCTCAGATTGTCAGCACGACTGAGTATGGCAACGCCTTTTCATCCATGTCTGGTGTCTGGGTGGGTAACGATGCCACCCGTAAGTTCAACGCCAATACTACCAGTAATAACCATGTCATTGAGGCGTTTAAACGTGCACCCGGCTTCTTTGATGTAGTCTGTTATACGGGAACAGGGGCTAATAGAACAGTCAGCCATAACTTAAGTGTTGCGCCTGAGTTAATTATTGTAAAGCGTAGAGATACAACAGGTGATTGGATTGTATATCCTAATAATTCTAGTGAGTCTCTTATATTAAATTCAACTAGCCAGTATGGTGCTGGATATTGGAACGCTACATCTCCAACATCTTCAGTTTTTACTGTTGGTACAAGTAGTTCAGTAAACGCTTCTGGTTCAACATATGTTGCCTATCTATTTGCCTCTCTTTCAGGCATTTCAAAAGTTGGTTCTTATACTGGAAACGGCAGTAGTCAAACAATAAATTGTGGATTTACAGCAGGAGCAAGATTTGTATTGATTAAGCGTTACGATGGAACAACTGATTGGTTTGTTTATGATACTGCTCGTGGGATTGTCAGCGGTAACGACCCACAACTTAAACCCAACAGTACCGATGCAGAAGCAACTGGTTACGATGCAGTCGATCCAGACAACAGCGGATTTATCGTCAACCAAGATGCTACTAATTTTCCAATCAACACAAACACAGCAACCTATATTTATTTAGCAATTGCATAAGGAGTAATCATGTATAGAGTCAAGTCAACGGGAGAAATCAAATCCCAAGGCGAAGTAAGGTCGATGTATCCCAACACCTCATTTCCTAGCCAATGGACACCTGCGCTGGTAGAGGAACTCGGACTAGACCCAGTATTTGAGTCACCGACACCCACTACTACTCGCTACCAAACTGCCTTCAAAGACGGTGTAGAGCAA